TTCAAGAGCGCCGTTATGCGGGCATCGGTCAAGGTCGCATGAGGATTGACTACACATTATGCGGTTTTTTACTGGGCTCCATCAACCCTCTGACGCTATGCATTTTGATTCTGCATTTATCAGCGTGAATAGGCTGCGGAGTCGCAAGGGGCCGTTTGTTGTGGGGGATTGGATTATGGACTCCGGGGCATTTACTGAAATCAGCACACATGGTCGCTATCGGTATTCAGTAAAAAATTATGCGGAGCAGATAAAAAGATGGTCTAACAACGGAAACTTGCTGGCATCTGTAGCTCAAGATTGGATGTGCGAACCTTGGATTATTGAGAAAACCGGCTTAAATGTTGATCAGCATCAGAAATTAACTGTGCAACGCTATGATGAGCTTATGGCGTGTGATACTGGTGGTGTTTATATTTTGCCGGTGTTACAGGGTTATGCACCAGAAGACTATGTCAGGCACATCAATATGTACGGAAACCGTCTGGCTCATGGCTCATGGGTTGGCGTTGGCAGCATTTGCAAGCGCAACGGAGACCCTCGCCAGATAGCAGCTGTGCTGATGACCATAAAAAACGCCAGACCAGACCTAAAGCTCCACGGGTTTGGTCTCAAGACAACAGCTCTAGCCAGCCCGTTTATACGATCAATGCTGGAAACAGCCGATAGCATGGCATGGTCATTTCATGCAAGGATGAACGGAAGAAACGGAAACGATTGGAGGGAAGCTATGAGATGGTCAAAAAACATAACAAACAGACCTCAACAGTTGATTTTTGAATTCTGATCTTGGCATTATGACCTGTGAGAAGTGCGAAAAGGACTCCCGGATCTTTGATCTGCAATGCCACGGTTGCCGAGATAGGCTGGTCATGGGCATAGACTGCAAGGTTCTCCGGGAGATAGAGGCCAAGTACCTAGACATGAAGTTTGGGTTCCTACCGGACTACAAGAAGGAACCCCATTGCGGGTGCAAGACCACTTGCTTAAGAAAGTCTAGGTTGCGTGAACAATAAGCTTACCGCCCCCCAGAGACGGCACTTGGCTGCGGTCAAATCCTTGCCATGCGGGGTCTGCGGAGCCTCAGAACCCTCTGATGCCCACCACATAGAGCAGGGGCTCCAGTACATCTGTATACCCCTTTGTAAGGACTGCCATCAGGGTTCCCACAACGGTATCCACGGTCGCAAGGCTATTTGGAACGTATTCAAAAAGACTGAAATGACGGTACTCAATGACACAATCGAAAAGCTCACCCGCTAGGCTTACCCTGCCTTGGCCCCCCAAGGAGCTGAGTCCGAATTACTCAGGCCATTGGGCTCCACAGGCATCAGCCAAGAAAAAGTACCGGTTTGCGGTCAGGATGCTGGCCTTGCAAGAGAGGTGGGAGATCCCAGAGGAAGGGCCAATCTATCTGGAGGTGGAGTTCTACCCCCCGGACAGACGGCCACGGGACAAGGACAACATGGTTGGTGCTTTCAAGGCGGGGCAAGACGGACTTGCGGACGCTTGGAAAATCAACGATAAAAGAATTGATTGCACATACAAAGTGAGCGATCAAGTAAGCGGTATGGTGAAAGTCAAACTTTTAGGAGAAAAACCATGAAAAAGCTAGTCGCAGTAGTTCTGTTGTCTGTTACCGGTGTAGCTTTTGCGGCTTGTCCCGTTTATGCCCCGTATGGTTGCGTACAAACTTACGGTGGAAAGATGAAATGTGGTTGCGGTGTACGATAATTAGAACGGGAGGCGTAACGGCTGGATGCAACGTGAGATCCGGTTGTTGTACACAAACGCCTCCCATTAACAGTTTATAATAGCGTGATGGAACCCCAAAAGCGCACCCGTAGGCCGTTTCTGAGCCGAGACATCCTGAAAGTCTTAAGAAAGCACCCGAACTTAACGAGGCGGGAGATTTCTATTAAGACCCATGCGAAGAACCATTCGGTCAAGGCGGTGTTATTTAAGCTGGTGGCAACGAATAAGATCAAGTGCGAAAAGGGTAAGGAAACCAACGCCAAGACAGGGCCACGCCTAGTAAATGTCTATTGCTTAACCCTTGAGGAAAGTGCAGAATCTAGTCATGGGTGAAATGGAATCTTTCGCGCTAAACCTCTTGCACTCCGCAAGTTGCGCTCATGTCTATCATTGGCAGACTACTAGCTACTCTGCCCATAAGGCATTGGGTAAGTTCTACGGGACTATGCCCGACCTAGTAGACGGTCTGGTTGAGACCTATATGGGGCGCAACGGGATATTTGGCGAGGTGGACAAGGAGCAAGAGGTCTACATGGATAAAGACCCCCTTGCGTATATGAAGGCCCTGCGGAGCTATGTGGATGACACCCGCAAGGACTTACCACAGGATTCAGAGATCCAAAACCTGATAGACGGGATCACGGATCTGATCAACACCACCATTTACAAACTTGAAAACCTCAAATAGGAGCAGCCATGTCTAAGATCAATTTTGAAGTACCCAAGCATTGCAACGACAAGGGTGGACGTTCCGAGCCCAAGAAGAATTCAGTCCAGCAGGGCGGTAAGAACAAGCCTATGGGCGAAAAGATGACCATGAAGGGCCGCGACACCAAGATGGGCACGAACAACTCTGGCGAGATTTACCAGAAGTGAACTGCGGGACTTGTAGGTTTTTCCTAGCAAACCAGAAGTTTGGAATGTGCCAGCGGTATCCTGAATACGTTATGAAACAGGATACTCAATGGTGCGGAGAGTTCCAAAAGAAGCAAGAAGCAATCATTGACGAGCCTAAAAAACGGAGAAAAAATGATCCAGCCCCTGCGCGACCGGATTCTAGTCAGGCCGATTGAGCGAACAAAGAGCGACATTCTTGCGGTCATCATGCAGGAAAACCCTAATATGGGTGAAGTGGTCGCGGTCGGGCCGGGGGAGTACGACAAGAAGGGTCGTAGAGTCCCGAATCCGTGCGAAATTGGGCAGAAGATAAGATACGGAACGACAGGCGAGTACCTGACGTTCCAAGAGGTAGACCACGAAGGCGAGAAGTTCCTTATGATGTCTTGGAAAGATGTCTGCTGGGTGGAAAATGAAAACAACCAATAAACCAATCCCGAAAACTACGACCGGCAAGGGCAAGAACTACAAGCCCACCGAGCAGGGTGCGGGAATGACTGCAAAAGGAAGGGCAGCATACAATGCGAAAAATAATTCAAACCTTAAAGCTCCAGCTCCAAACCCTAAAACAAAAGCTGACGAAGGCCGTAAAAAGTCTTTTTGTGCGCGGATGAGTGGGATGCCGGGGCCAATGAAGGACGAAAAAGGCCGACCAACCCGTAAGGCAGCTAGCCTCAAAAACTGGAACTGTTAATGGATGAGCAATCAATACAAGCAAGAGTTGCGGAACTTAATCAACAACGCTCGATCACCGTGGCTAATCTTCAAGCTCTGGATGGGGCGATTGCAGACTGCAATTGGTGGCTTGCGAAGATCAAGGCAGATACCGTCAAGATTAACGAAAACGAGGGGAATGACTGATGGCTACCGGACTTTACGCGAACATCCACGCCAAGCGCGAGAGGATCAAGGCACAAAAGGCAGCGGGCAAGACTCCAGAGAAGATGCGAGCCCCCGGAGCCAAGGGCGCTCCCACGGCAAAGGCGTTCAAAGAATCAGCAAAGACTGCGAAGAAATAATGCTAAAGAAATCCATGTCCGACAAGGCGTTCAAGCAGAACATCAAGACCGAGGTCAAGGCCGGGAAACCGGTCAAACAGGCGGTTGCGATAGCTTACTCAGTCAAGCGTGAAGCCAAAAAGGGTACTAAAGGTAAGAAGTAATGCCAGTTCTTGCGGACATCTTTAGTGCTGGCAACACCATAAAGCGCCGCATGAAGGACTTTGTGGCTGATCCGGGTGCGTTTCTAGAGACCGAGGTCAATTACCGCAACCAGAAGGCTGGAGAGTTCAACACCCTACAAGACCTAGCCACGCAGGGTGACATCAATAAGATGCGTGGGCTACCCGTCACTCAAGAGCAACAGGCCGCCGAGCTGCGGTTACGGGACATTGTTGCGGGCGCATATAACCCAGTAGGGATGACTGCGTACCACGCGTCACCATACCTATTCTCAAGGTTTGACCCAAGAAAGATGGGGTCAGGGGAAGGCGCACAGGCTTACGGAGTCGGCGCTGGGTACACGGCAGAGGCTAGACCGGTTGCTTCTTCATATTTGCCAGCAACATCAGAAGAAATTGCCCAAAAAATTAATGTTTTAGAACCAGAATTAGATAAGTTTAGAACTTATTTACGGGTTGCTAAAAAAACGAATAGTCCAGACGTAAAAGTTCTTTCTGAAAAAGTAAATGAGCTAAAAACTCAAATAGATCAAACAAAAAAATCTGCGGGTTATTTGTATAAAGGGGACATCCCAGACGAAATCATCCCCAAGTTCTTGGACTACGATGCTCCCCTAAAAGACCAATCCCCAGAAGTTCAGGCTCTTGCGAAAAGCCTAGGAATGGATCTAGAGGATCTAGGTGGAGACTTACTAGGTAAGGTAGGAAAGACAGTCAAGGGAACCTTGCAAATGCAGGGTGCGGGCATCAAAGGGATTAGATACTTAGACCAAGGCAGTCGCGGAAAAGGCAAGGGAACATCAAACTTTATCCCCTTTAGCCCAGATGACTTCAAGATCCAAGAGATCAACGATGAACCCTTAGAAGCATGGCTCAAGTCAGGCAGACTAAAGGTAGACCAACCACAACTTACCGAACAAGACTTTGTGAAGCTGGCTGAAAGCGGTCAGATCCGCATGGCAAAGAATAAAGAACAGGAACTAAACGACCTATTGACCGGCAAGGCAAAGTTTGCCGAAGTATTGATGACTACTGCGAAACCAGAGATCAAAGAATTGGTAAACCAGCTAAAGGGTCAGGGCTACCAGCTTACGACCAAGCGCCAAGGCCCGGACACCATGACTTACATCTACAAGAACGAGGAAGATGTCAGGCCAATCTTTGAAGCTAAGAACCCTGCGGAGTACGGTAAGGCTTATGGATACTCAGACGCTGACATAGCTCGCTTCTACATGGAACGAGGATTAGGACACCAAAAGTATCTCAAAGACACAGAGATGGCTTCTCCCGAACTAGACCCGCTGATGCAGTTCTTAGGACAGAAATAGGTTGCAATCTAAACGAGAATAGTTTACATTTCCAATTCCGTGTCAGGAACTTATAGATTGAGTTAATCAATATGGCCGCACCGATAGGTAATACAAATGCTGTAAAGGGAAAGATGTTCCATGACGCTTTGCGTAAAGCGTTGGTACAGAACCCTCAGAGACTACCCAAGATAGTAGAAACGCTCTTGACTGCGGCTGAGATTGGAGAGGCTTGGGCTGTCAAGGAAGTCATAGACCGCTTAGACGGCAAGGCGATCCAGATTAACCAGATGGAGAACGCTGACGGCTCACCGATACTGAACGCCATTCAGGTCACGTTCATTAAACCGCCAGAAACCATAGATGTCTGACCGCGAGCTGCTGGAACAGGCGGTAGCCAAGGCAGAGTTCCCGGTAAAACTTGCGTGCCTATTTGAGGCCAAGCGGTACAAGGTTCTCTACGGAGGCCGAGGTGGAGCAAAGTCTTGGGGGGTAGCCAGAGCCCTACTGATCAAGGGAGCCAAAGACCCCCTTAGAATTCTCTGCGCCCGTGAGTTTCAGGTCTCAATTAAGGACTCAGTCCATAAGCTCCTAGCCGACCAGATTGAAGCTCTAGGTCTGGCTGAGTTCTACGAAGTCACGAACACCTCGATCAAGGGCAAGAACGGAACCGAGTTCTTCTTTGCGGGGCTCAAGAACAACATCATGTCTATCAAGTCCTTTGAGGGCGTAGACATCTGCTGGTGCGAGGAAGCCCAGACCATCTCCAAGACTAGCTGGAACGTCCTGATCCCAACCATCCGTAGGGATAACTCAGAGATATGGGTCACTTTTAACCCGGAGCTAGAGACTGACGAAACCTACCAGCGTTTTGTGATCAGCCCGCCTGAAAACGCGATAGTCCAGAAGATTACATGGCGAGATAACCCGTGGTTCCCCCAGACCCTGCGGGAGGAAAAGGAGAACCTAGAGATCCACGACCACAACGCCTACCTAAACGTCTGGGAAGGCTTATGCAGACGGACAGTAGACGGCGCTGTTTTTGCCCAAGAGATGAACATGGCAGAAATGGACGGTCGGATCACCAAAGTTCCCTACGATGCTATCAAGCCCGTCCACGCGGTATTTGACTTGGGTTGGGCAGACAACACGGCCATCTGGTTTGTACAGTTCATAGGCTTTGAGATCCGGTTGATCCGATACTTGGAGGACAACCAAAAGACCATGAGCTACTACTTGGCCCAGCTTCAGTCTTTGGGCTACGTTTACGACACCATCTGGTTACCCCATGACGCGGAGAACACGACCTTGGCGGCTGCCGGTCGGTCGATTGCGGACATAGTCAGGGGAGCAAACTATAAGGTTCAGATCCTACCGAGAGTGCCGGTCACGGACTCAATTAACGCGGCCCGCACGATTTTCCAGAAGTGTTACTTTGATAAAGAAAATTGCTATCAGGGGCTACAATGTCTGAGGCACTATCGGTATGATGTTGATCCAGATACGAAACAGTTCTCGAAATCGCCTCTGCATGACATCTATTCGCATGGTGCGGATGCGTTTCGGTACATTGGATTGGTGGTAAACGAACCCCGGAAGGCAGGGCCAAAGAAGCCGGTCTACCAAATTCCGGGCTCATGGATGGGCTAAAACATGGCAAAAGTAGACGTTCCGAGTGCTATCCCTGCGGATTCCCGCATACAGGAAGCCATAGACTTTCTTAAATTTTCTAATGAGGCCGACACCGAGAATCGGCAAAAGGGTCTCGATGACCTGAAGTTTTCCTCTGGTGACCAATGGCCCATCGAGGTTCAAAACTCCCGACACCTTGAAGCCAGACCGTGCCTGACCATCAATAAGCTAGACGCTTACGTCAGACAGATAGTCAACCAGATGCGTCAGTCCCGCCCCCGGATGCGGGCTCACTCCATGAACTCCGAGGCCAACGCAAAGGTTGCGGATGTCATCACCGGGATATTCAAGCACATAGAAGTCAACTCAGACGCAGACACGGCCTACGATACCGCCGGTGAGTACGCGGTGCGGATTGGCTGGGGCTACTGGCGGGTCATTACTGACTACGTCCGTGAGGATTCCTTTGATCAGGAAATCTACATCCGTCCTATCGACAACCCTTTCTCAGTCTACTTTGACCCCAATTCCATCCAGCCTGACGGTTCAGACGCTGAGAAGGTCTTGATCACTACCTTGATGTCTAAGGATGACTTCAAGATTCAGTACCCCGGAGCCGATGACGGCGGTGACTTTAACCAGCGCGGAACGGGTGACTTTGACCCCGATTGGGTACAGAAAGAGGACATCCGGGTTGCCGAGTATTTTTACGTTGAACGCAAAAAGACCAAGTTACTGCTCCTATCTGACGGGACAAAGGTTTACAAGGACGAGGCCCCAAGCCCTGAGATCCTAGCTGCGGCAGGGATTATGGTGGTGGGCGAGCGCGAGACCATGCGTAAGCAGATCAAGTGGTGCAAGCTCACAGGACTTGAGATCCTTGAGGAGCGCGATTGGTCAGGGCGCTACATTCCCGTGGTTCCGGTCTACGGTCAGCAACTTACGGTTGAGGACAAGCGCAAGAAGTACGGCTTAGTGCGGAACGCCAAGGACGCGCAACGTATGTACAATTATTGGCAGACCAGCTTGACCGAGAGCATAGCTCTGGCTCCCAAGGCCAAGTGGCTCTTAGCTGAAGGTCAGGACGAAGGCCATGAGAACGAGTGGGCGCAAGCCAACATCAAGTCCATGCCGGTCTTGCGCTACAAGCAAACTGACATCAATGGCAAGGAAGCCCCAGCCCCACAGCGTCTCCAGCCAGAGCCGCCGCCCGCTGGGGTTATTGCGGCCGCGATGTCTATCGATAAGGACTTACAGTCAGTAGTCGGTATCTTTGATCCGTCCCAATTGCCCCAAGGCAATATGTCTGGCAAGGCTCTACGCGGTCAGCAGATGCAACAGGACATGACCAATTTCCACTACTACGACAACCTTGTGCGGTCTATGAAGCACACGGGTCGGATCATCCTAGACTTGATCCCCAAGATTTACGACCGGGAGCGTGTACTGCGGATTATTGGCTACGATGGGCAACCTGAGATGGTTACCCTGAACCAACGGACTCAAGACGAGATGGGCGTGGAAAAGGTTCTTAATGACGTGACTGTGGGTGAATACGATGTCTATATGGACACCGGCCCCGGCTACCAGAGCAAGCGTCAGGAAGCTGTCGAGGCCATGATGCCCATGATCTCTACTAATCAGGAACTCTTTAACCTTGCGGGTGACTTGGTGTTCCGCAACATGGACTTTCCGGGGGCCGAGGTCATTGCAGACCGTCTGGCGGCGAACAACCCGCTGGCCCAGATTGACGAGAAGTCCGAGATCCCACCCCAGATCCAAATGCAGCTCATGCAAGCCCAAAAGCAGATTGCCGATATGCAACAGATGATTGCGGCTATGGAGCTTGAGAAGCAGTACCGAAGTGACGTTGAGATGATGAAACAAGAGGGCGAGACCAAGCGCAAGCTCATGGATGTCACCTCGCGGGCGTACAACACCGACACCATCAACGAGGCCAAGGTCAACCAGCAGATTATGAACTCTCAGGCCAATCAGAATAAGGCCGAGCTTGACGCGGTAACCAAGATGCTCTTGAAGCGGATGGACATTGGCGAGCTACGTCAGGTCATAGCCGAGAAGGATGCGGAACAGGCTCAAGTAGCCGCGTTTGCGGAAGCTGAAGTCAATCAGTCATCGAACCCGTTTCTAC